TGTGTTTGGGCTTCTCCTGCCGGGTCTATGATTGCCTCGTAAAACTCCATAAAAGCAGGTATGACTGTCTCTAAGATAAACCCTTGCATATCTTGCATAATAGGCATAAACTTCTGGCCTATTTCTGCCCTGGTTTCTTCAAGCTTAGCTGCTAGTATCTTCTGCTGATTAGATACCGAACTAGAAGTATTGGCAAAGTCTCCCTGAGTAATGCTTGTGTCTGACATGAGAAGCTCATAAGCAGCCAAAATCTTTTGGTCTGCGGTTAGGGCCTCACCTTGCTTAATAATCCCGGCTTCAAGTGCATAAGCTTTTACCGCAGTTGCGCTTAGGTCTATACCGTATGCCCTAAGCGGTTCGCTTGAACCTGCTAGTCCTGACTGGAACTTAGCTAATGCTTCTGGGACTGTGATATTGAAAACCGAGGCAAAGTCTGCGCCTCGCGTGGCTATGTCTTCTACTACCTTTACAACGTCACCGCCCTCACCTGCGATTGTTTTGGCGAATGCAGAAAACTGAACGCTAATCCCAAACAGTTCTGTATTAGATAGCCCTAGTGCATTTACTGCATCTTCACCTAGGGCTAGTATGCCTGCTGAGGCCTTACCGAAAGATACTTGAACTGCGTTAGTGGCTTCCTCTAGATCACTAGCGGCATCTATTGCAGGCTTGATCTGAGAAGCTACAGCTACACCTAAGCCGATACCAATACCAGCAGTGACCTTGGCTATGTTCTTGCCTACCTTGGCGAAGTTCTTGCCTAGGTCTTTGAAGCTGTCGTTAGCGCCTTTAGTAGCCTTAGAGAGATTCTTATACTCTCCCAGTATCTCTACGTTTAGCACTAAGCTCATTTGCTTCTCCTATGCACCTCTGCCACGAAAGCCGAGTATTCCGTTTGTGTGAGTTTTCTATACTCACTAGGTTGCACTCCTGTCGCTAGTACGAACCCTGCCATTTTTTTAGCATGATGTTCAACTACTTTTTTCCTTTTGGGTCTGTCGCTCCAAGTAGCTCTAGCGCTTGCTTCTGAGAAACCTTCTCGGTGTCTTCTAATTTGTAGTCTGGATTTTCCTGCTTCATGGCTACATAGTAAAGAACTCTAAGAGCCCTGCCTTTTGGCTGACCATCTGCAAAGATTTCGTCTATGCTGCGACCTACTAGTAGTTCTATTTCTTCTACTTGCCCTAGTGTCATTTCGTCGAAGTTCATCATTCTGTGTCCTTAGAGTTTCGTTTTAGCGGTTTCTGTTTTTATTAGCTTCTCCATTTGACTGAAGTAGTTTTCATAGATTTCTTCTCTAGTGTATCCCAGAGCCCTTACAAAGAACGGCTTTGGTCTTATGTGTCTTTTGAACCAGCCCCAATGAATAGGGTTAGCGTAGGGAACACCGGAGCTAGAACTTCTATTGTTACCTGCCTTGACCGTAATCTTGCCCCTGGCTGTAGCTCCAACTCTGATGCTGTTGCGCAAAGCGCCTGTTCTAACCGGGACTAATCCGCGCGCCTCATTAGCTACCAGTTCACCGGACTCTTTTCCAGCGTCTTTGATAGCGTCTTTAGGCACTCCAATAGCATCTAAGGCTTTGTTGATTTCCCTTAGATTCTTGACTTTTACGCCCGGTTGAACAGCCATTATTAAGCGGTTACTACCGATACCCCAAAGTACTGATCTGCATCTGCATCGTTAGGAGTAGTAACAACCCTAAGGGTCACTGAGAAGGTTGAAGTTTCGTTAGAGTTTAGGCTTAGCGGGGGGATCTCGTTGAACTTGACCACGCCTGAATAGTGAGGCTGCTCGGTTGAAGCCGCTGTATTACCATTAGGAGCAATTACGAAAGTTGCAGTAGTTCCAAAGTTAGCCCAAAGAACTCGATAGAGAGAGTCTGCATCACTGGAGGTAACACCTTCTAGACCTAGAGCCCACTCTCCGCCTACTCGCTGCTCACAGAAGGTTTGAACATCTCCGGGAGCATCTCCCAGGGTTAGCTCTACCATAGTGGCGGCGCAGGCATATTCGACATCTGCAATAAGGAACTTGATGTTCTCTGCGACAATTCTTGTGTTAGTCATTTGATGACCTTTCTAAATAGTTATTTCTAGCTCGACTGAGATATTAGCCGATAGGTATTCAGCGTTATTTGTTTGTAAGTTGTAGGGTTCGTTTACTCGAATCACTCGAGCGTATCGCGGCATAGCATTTAGAACATCGTGTATTGCCTGATCTAGATTCTCTGTAGCCTTTTTATTAGTAGCAGTAGAAGCTATGACCACTAGCTCTAGATTTAGATCGTACTGAGTGCCTAGAGTGCTAGGAGTTAGATAGGGAGAGGCGGCGTTTATTATTACTATCGGCGGCGTTATGCGCTCAGGAACATAATCTAAAACCCTAATGCTGGCTGCCTCTAAATCGAGCTTGAACTCTGCCTTAGAGATTGTTATTTCGTTACTCATATTGCATAGCCAACATAGGGATTCAGCAGCGGATAGACAGCGCCCATAGGGTCTTTTGCAACCCTAATAGCTGTTCCGTCCATACTTGCAAACTGTGCCACTCCATTAGGCGCTGAACGCCTGTGGAATAGCTCTGAGGAACAGATAAGCGTAGCCTGCCTGTGAATCTCATCTGGGACAGCAGTAATCACGCCAACATAGTTCGCAACCTGAGCAGTTCCAGCACTTAGACAGGACTCTATAAAAGTGCCTGTTTCATCTGTCCCTACATAGGCTTGAAGTTCTGCCAGCGTGACTACTGTTGTCATTTAGATTCCTTAGTCTACGATGTCTAGCTCAACGATTGCACTGGCGAATGGTGTAGTAATCGCCATGTATCCGTAAACGCTCACAGAATCTGTAAGGGTCGTAATGTCACCGTCTGTCAAACGAACAGGAGCGCCCGGAGACTCGAAGGACTGGATAGCCTGGCTGTTTGCCATGTAGACCTTGTTAGCGGTCATCGCTGGATCTACAATCAGTGGCAAGCCAAGTAGTCTGCCTGATAGTCCAGGAAGGTTAGCGGTTCCAATGTTGTTGAAGCCCTGACCGTCTTGTAGAACTACTGGGCGACCGTCAGTGCCAACTACAGTCATCAAGAACTTGTAAGCCTCTGGAGAGGCAACAATAGCCTCTGGGCGAAGTCCGGTGTTCTCGAAGATGTAAGTAGCGCCGTCAGTGATACCACCGATTAGAGCCGATACAGTTCCAGCAGATACGTCGAAGACCTTGCCGGTGTAGCTAAGTCCCTCAACGTGAGCAACGAAAGCAGTGTTAGAAGCGTTTGCATAAGCAATAGTTAGCGCCTGGAATACGGTATTTAGGTAATCAACTGTCGAACGCTCGATGGTCTGCTTCGAGAAGCTTGTGTAGCCTCCATAGGTCTTGACTGCTGCTGAGGTGTTAGCAATAGTCAAGTTACCGAATGACAGGGCTTCATTCTCTGGGTCTTGTTCTCCGACTGCAATAGTGTTAGCAGTTACAGAAGCATACTCAACACTCAAGCCTGAGCCTGGAAGCGCTGCGCGCGAGAAGGCTGATAGAGCCGGGCGGTTGTCGTTGATTAGGTTGTTGATCTGACCGACAAAAGCAGCGGTTGTTACTGTGTTAGCAGTAGTCGAAGCTGCGCGAGCAAGCTCAATAGCCTCTGCATCGCCGTCTAGTAGTTTCTTAGCAAACTCGCCCTGAGAGCGAATCTCTGAGCCGATTACTTTAGGTGTTTCAATAGTTAGTCCTGCTTCAACGACTCGGCGCAATTCAGCAACCTCATCTTGAACAGAACGGACTTCTAGTTCTATGTTCTCTGACATTAAGTCTCTTTCTTCTGTTTGGGTTTCGAGGGCTTCAACATCTTGTTGATCTTCTCTAACCTCGGTTATGTTTGCACCAGCGAAAGCCGGAAACGGCACGACAGAAACCTCTTTTAGGTCTATGAGTGTCCGAGTTATCAGCGAGCCATCTCTATCATGTTCGATAGGCATGAACCCTACTGAGAATTTATTTAGTGCGCCGTCGCGCATAAGAGTCAAAACTTCATCGCCCCTAGAGGTCTGGCTTACTTTGGCTGTGATCTCGTAGCCTGCATCTGTTTCTCTGCCTGAGATAACTTTGCCGATTGGCTCTTCGTGACCGTAGAACAACTTGACATCTTCGACTGAGTCAATAGCGCCCGGCGCGAAGCGCTCCTGAATACCGCCACCGATAGAAGCCTCCTGATTATAGGGAACAGCTAACCCGGTAATTGTTCTTTCCTCGACAGCATCTAGTGATAGCGCTGCTTCTCTAATTTCAATTTCAGACATCTAAGCCCTCTCTTTGTCTTACTTCTTCAGCAGTTAGGATACCTGCGGCGATAGCGGTTGAATAGTAGTTATAGCGTGTAGCAACATCTGCCCGGAATAGGTGCTGATAGTCAAATTCGACTCGAGTGCCTCTAGGCAGGCAGTTGCTTAGCGCATCTGTAATAGCGTCTGTATAGCCCATAAGAGTGTGCCTGAAAAAGACAGCATTTTCATCTAGCAGGTTTGAATAGGTGTCTGAGCCGCCTGGAACTGTCGAGAGAAGTAGCCGCGCTGGAATACCGAATAGTCGAGCTATGTTTACTGTACTCTGCTCTACTGTGTCTGTGAATAGTGCCTCACGGGGAGAGAGCGAGATAGCCTGATAGTCGAAGCCGTTACCTAGAACTGCGATCTGTCTGTTCTGCTGCTTATTGTGCCAGTTGTTAGTAATCGTATCGGCTTGCTCGGCGTTTACCTGCTGCCCGGTCTTGAGGATACCTGTAGGTACACCTGCTTGGTTGAACCAGTTCTTCGCGTAGTCGCGTAGGTCTAGGGCTGCTGAGATGTCTTTCCTGCAAGACTCAATAGGGCTAATGCCTCTAAGGTTGCCTGTCTTTGTAAAGAGCCTTATGTGCTCCATTTCGTTTCTTCTGTAGGTAACACCTTGATAGCTGTAGTAAACTCCCTGATTCAAGTCCTGATCGTTTACATAGGCTACGGATACAGCAGAAGCAGGTAACAGGGTTAGATTGTTTACTTGCCCGTTTGACCCAAAGCTCTTGTGCCAGAAGGCATTACCCTCTAGTGCCAGTGAGGTAACTGTCTGAAATAGGAAGTCGCGCCTGTTGCTGTTGATGTCTGGCTTATTTACTAAGACAGGATTCTCAACTCTGAAATCCATGCCGGTTGCGTAACGATAAGTCTCAATAGGCATTTTAGAAATTGGAGTAGCAATTATCTGTATTGACCTGTAGACAGCCGTAAGAGTTAGCGCGGTGTCCGCTGTAACAGTAGCGTCTGACCTAGTAGGTATCGTAGGTTGCGCTGCTCGCTTTTCTGAAGGCGCGCCCGTCAGTCTTTGCCATAGTGTTGCCATGCACCTATCCTAATTACATTAGTGTAATTTAGAATACACCAATTTGGGCGTGTTGTGCTCTTTCACTTACATAAGTTGCGAAAATAGTTGCCATGAGTGCGTCTACTTCACCGTAGGATTCTTTCCTGGCAATAAACCAGCGATCTCCCAGATACTTGACTACGCCATTAGGATTCTGCACGATCAGTAACGGGTCATTATTGTGTCTAACTTTGTCTGTCGAGAATAGCGCGTGAGTGAGTGAGCAAGCTGCTG